ACATTTCAAAATCTGGTGTTCCTGAGCCTACCGGTCCTTCAAGAATTAATGCCGATGCAATAGACCGAGCTAAATACAATCGAGACCTAAACATCTCAACAGATCTTTTCAAAGCGATGAGAAAAAATAGCGAATACATAGCAAGGGCGAAAGATCGAATAAGTGACGACCAGGCAAGATATTTTAATCCAGGTGGATTTAGTGGAAGAGGTAGATCTGCTCAAAACAGAGCGATGAAAAAAGCAAAAGCCTGGAGAGCAGCTGCATATGCAAGACCAGATGCAAGGCAATTCTTGACATATCTTTAGTTAGACTAAGGATAAAGTCAGGCTTATGGCATTACCTAGCGCAGCACTAGCTTATAAACGTTCAGCATTAATGACGGCTACGAAAGTAACCGCAAAACCTCCAAGTGAAGAAGTACTTAAAGCTAGAGATAGCTTTCAGGACTTTTGCAAGTTTATGGGAAAGCCTCCAGCTAAACATATGCTTGAGTGGCATGCCGAATTATGTACAGGAGAAAATAGTGAATGCCTATTAGGAATTGCAGGAGCAAACACATCAATCCTGGCACCTCGTGGATCTGCAAAAAGTACTGTCCTTGGTTTGTTTGCAGCTTGGATGATAGGCCGACATGCTGCTGCCAAGAAAATGCTGCGTATTCTCTACATCGCCTACATGGTCGATATTAGTAGAGCAAAATCTGCAACCATTAAAGGGATTCTGACATCGACTAAATACAGGGAAATTTTCCCTATGGTTAGATTATCTAAGATCAAAAGAAGCGATGAATATTGGAGCATTGATTATGAGTTTGCGGGAATTGATACAGCAGGTGAAGAAGCTTTCACCATTGCATGTGGAGGTCTTAAAGGTGCCATCACATCTAAAAGGTCACAGTTGGTCCTTATCGATGACCCTATTAAATCCGCTGCGTCAATCAATAATCCTGATATTCGAAGGGAGATGGAACAAACGTGGTCAAACGTCATTGCTCCGACAATGTTTCAAGGAGCACGTGCCATATGTCTTGGAACCCGTTTTCATTTTGACGATGTACACGCCACACTATTTATCCCAAAAAACAACTGGAAACAAATTATTCAGAAAGCAGTCATAACTGACGCTGACGGAAAGCAGAGATCATACTGGCCTGACTTCTGGTCAATGAAATACTTAAATGATCGAAAGTTAGAAGATCGTGTTGCCTTTGCATATCAATATTTAAATACAGCAGTGAAGTCAACAGACGTTGGCCTATCACCAGAGTTAATCGTAAAAGGTGAAATTCCAGAAGACTACGATTGTTTGGGTGTCGGTATCGACTTAAGCGCAGGTCTGCGAGAAAAGAATGACTGGACGGTTATGACGCTTGGAGGTATCAAAGACGGCAAGCTTTACATGATTGATCAGAGAAGAGCACGGACACTCGGCAATATCGAAAAGATGGATGTGCTGTGTGAAATGCTTGCTGACTGGAACATCCTGCTTGAAAATGACGAAGGTCAGTTTTTTCCGACGATGTCACCATGCGTTATATGGCCTGAAGCTGTTGCATACCAGAATTCATTCGAGGGAGACTTCAAACGAGTAATGCATGAAAACCGTGCTTTATATAACCTCAGTGTTTCTCCAGTCAAAGGATTCAAAGGAGATAAGTTAGCAAGACTTCGGGGAGTTCTAGGGCTCTATGAACACAAACGAGTAGTTTGGAATAAATGGCGTAAGTGGACAGTCTTAGAAGAAGAGTTATTGAACTTTGGACATTCTCAGCATGATGATGCTGTTGACTCTATGGTTCTTACAATGGGTGGACTATTAAGGAGGGGTAATCTACAAATTGATTACAATAGTGATAGCTTTGATTTATAGATTTTAAAATGGCTAGAAATAGAATGGCTTCAAGTCAAACCCTAAAAGAAAAGCTTGGAGCAGAGGCATATAATCAGAAGGCTGAAAAGGGCATGGAAGGCGATGTATATGATTTAAATGAGATTCGAGCACAGATGCAAAATCCAGAGTTTGGGAAGGATACACAAGAACGATTTGATAAGTTCCAGGATTTAATTGACGCAGGTAATTTTAAAACAAATAGGAAAGGAAGAACCTTCTTAAAGGAGAGGGGACTTGACTTTTCTAGGGCAAAACCTAAACCCAAACCTGATTCAACTCCAGAATCATCACCAGAACCAACTCCAGAATCAACTCCAGAGCCAACTCCAGCTCCAGCTCCAGAGTACGGCAATCCAGTCAATCCTCCTAATGTTATGAATGGTGCTTATCAAGGAGGAGGACAAAGTTCAATGATTACGGGCGATAATAATACTGTTAGTCAGACTCAAGACAATACAATTAGCAACTCATTCAACAAAGATTACAGTGACAACAGCGTCAGATCCTTTAATTACAATCCCGGTCGGAATAAAGATTCTGAGCCCGGCCCTATCGGTTTAGCTACCGCTGGCGGATTCTTTGATCCAAACATCTCGCCTCAGAATTTCGTCAATAAGTATATTGATATGAATCGTGATGCACAGCAAGAAAGTACTAATCAATATGACATGGAACGAAGAATGACTGGTAAAGATGATTACAAAGGACAATCACAGTACGCCCAAGCATTTGATCCTGCTCAAATGATGGGTCGAGTGGATGATGCAGTACAACGTTCATACGATCGTTCAGAGGTAGCCTTTAACGATATTTATGGGAACATGGATGATTTCCAAATGCCTAAATTCAAGATGGCAGATCGCCCAGATCCCATCGAGGATAAGACTGAAGAGACCATGAAAAAGTATATGGATCTCTTAAAAGCCTGATCTCATTTAGACTATAAATAACTTAGGAATATAGTTATGGATACAAGTGCAATAAGTAGTAGTTTCGAGCAAATCCTAACCGCTGCTAAAGAAAGACGAGGTGATCTATCAGTTGATTCGATGATCGTCTCCTCTCATCTTGCACAGATGAGAACTTTCATGTTGCGACGTGGTATCGAATTCTTTGCAGATCAAGATTCATTTGGCAAAAGAAAAGAGTTTATTGCCAAAGTCTGCGAAGACAATATGCTCGAAATGAAGTTCGAAAGTATTGTTGATTATTTCCTGTGTGATGGTCAAGGGTTATTTTACTTCAGACCATCAGGTGAAAGTTATCAGATTCTCTATTTCCCGAAAGAAAGCTATAGAGCATACAGAGATCAAAATGGAGAGCTGGAATCTGTCGTCCTGACTTATTCTTTTCACGTCAAGCAAACAAACGCTTTAGCTGGAGGACTTCCATCACTGAATAATCGTGGTGGTAAGAAGAAGTGGATTCAGCTGAAGGTTTACAAGGACCGGATTGAGCAGACCGTATCCGATGAACGGATTGAATTCTCTGATCAGACAGGCACGATGCCCTACCAGATGCCTGGTCAGACTGAAATTCTTACAAATAGTCTTGGTTATATCCCTGCGGTTGAAGTCTTTAACCACATGGATTGCACAGGCGAAGCAACCGGAAATGGTGAATTTGACTGGATGGCGAATCAGATCATTTATCACGATGAGCTTGTTCGCAATATCAGAAAGAACCTGAAGTTCTTTGGCAATCCCACCCTGGTATCTAGTAGGCCGAAGCACGACATCGTCGAAAGTGGGGACGAAGGTTCCTTCCGTCCAACAATTAGTTCTCAAGCAGGTTTTGCTCCGCTTGGTGCTGGTCGATCCAGTACACGTGTCAGTGCGCCATTTGGCACGGCATCAGTTGATGGCCAAATTAAGGTTCCTCGGGTTATTGCCAATCTGGAACCGACTGATCGTGTCCAGTACATGACCCCAGACGCTGTATCAGGTGACCAAAACCTGTATGTCAAGCAGTATCGATCTGAAATTAGGCTTGCATTAGGTGGGGTAGACGATATTGACATCAATACAGCATCAACTGCATATGAGATTAAAACTCTCTATGGACGTGTTGCTGCAAATGCTGAGAAAAAAGCTAGAGCGCTATTCACATACGGATTGTGTAAACTCTTCTCAATGATGATCTTTACTGAAGAGCGTAACTTTACAGAATCGTTCTCCATCCAGTTAGGTTTAGAGGAGCCTGTTACCCCATTGCCTGAAGAATTTGAGAATCCAGAGGATTACAAAAAGGCAATGGATAAATTTGATAAAGAGTATAAGAAGTATGTGCAGAAACGTGATAAAGAGATGAGTGCTAAACTGGACTCAGGGGACGTACCTCCCGGCGTAACTGGTTTAATTCCAGACGGTTCAACGAAAGTTAACTGGCGTTGGATGGGTCAAGTTTTTGAAGATAGTCCCGATGACATTCTCAATAACAGTATTGTTGTCAGAAACCTTCAAGAGTTAGGTGTCGATTCAATCGAAGCACTTAAATATCTATTCCCTGGAAAGACTGATGAAGAACGAGCAGCAATGTTAAGCGGCTTCCCGTTCCGAATGGTCCAACAAACACAAACCAGCATTAACCAATTTATGGGGCTCTTAGGTCAGTTTTACCAATTGCCTCATCCACAGCAACCAGATATGCCTTTGGCTGCTGACCCGAACCTAGATATGACTGGGTTCTTATATCGATCTTTAGACTTTTTAAGAAAGGAGTTAAGTTACAGTGGAAACTACAAACCAAGCAGTAGCACCCGCACCCCAGACGAACTCAGTCTCGCCGACAAGTTACGTTCCGAGCGCGGGGAATCAGTACGCGACGAGCCAAGGCCAACCATCCCAGGTATCAACGAGCCAGGCACCGGCCCAGCAAATGCCGGCTTACCAGGGGACGGCCCAGGCTCCGCAGGCTTCGGCACCTCAGGCGAATCCGTGGCAGCAGGCGTTTCAGGCCCTGTCCGCAAGTCTGAATACGAGCAACCCCTCCCAAGCCCAGGTTTCACCCTCGGCTTACCAGACAACCCCAACGCCTCAAGCAGCTACGCAGCCAAGCTGGGCTTCAATGGCCCCATCGGTTCCCCAGACATCGCAGCCCCAAGCTTCAACCCAGGTTTATACGGAATCGGACGTCAGCCAGCTGGTGCAGGCAGCGGCGCAGCAAGGAGCCAGTCAGGCTCAGGATCAGTACCTAAGCGGAATCAGCGGAGAAAGTCTTGAGGTTCTTGAGCACTTTGGTGCTGAAGCCCCTGCTCTGCTCAACAACTACGCCTGTGCTGTTGAAGATGCCTTGATTGAGCAGGTGCAGCGCACTAACTCAATGAATCAGGTTCTGGAAGCCACCAGCGAAGAGCGCAATGCAATGAACACCATGTTGACCAACCCAGATGTGTTGGCTGACTATGTGAACGACTTCTTTGGTCCTAACGGTCCTTATCCGACTGAGACTGCTGAAGAGACTAGTGCTCGTGAGCAAACAGAGGCCCGTGCTCAATTCGAAGCTGAAATTCAAGCCCAAGAGCAAGGACGTGTCCCCGCTCAGTTCCAACGCCCTGAAATGGAAATGCCTACCCCTGGTAAGCAAGTCAATCAGGCCAATGATTTCTGGGGCTCCTTTAGCCAAATGATGGACAACAACCCTGAGCAAGCTTGGCAGTATCTGTCACAGGCTCCTCAAGGTGCCCTTCAAGGTAAGGCTCTGATTCAGGATCTCTGATTCAAATAAACTGTAGGGGATGTACATGGTATATCCCTTACAATTAAAGTATCGATTTAAGTAGTAGAAATGGCACAACCTATTCAAAGTTATATGGGTCATGCGGCAGATGCTCTGCAGCAGGCAAATTTACAACGTGGCAACGCAGGGATGAATA